TACAACGGTTGGGCAAACTATGAAACATGGAATGCAAGTCTGTGGATTCAGAATGATCGTTTCCTCTACAATACTGCTAAGGCATGTGTCACTTACTGTGCAGAGGGTGATACACCTTACGCCTGCTTTATTCGCTGCATGGATAACTGTGCCCGCACAATGACTGGTGATGATGTTGCATGGAATGATCCTACGATTGATCATGATGAGATGAATGATTGCCTCTACGAATTAGCAAGCGGTTGGTGACACTTAGCGACACACAGTAAGGTATACCGAGGGGGCAGTGATTTGCCCCCCTTATTTGTTACTTAAGGTCGCCAAGCGATTTCAAAAAACGCAAACTACCCTAACCTACAAAAGTATCCAGACGAGCGATAAATATTGATCGAGGGACCCTTTACAAAAAAATTCCGAAAATTTTAGAATGACTACAAAGACGACCTTTAGTGAGGAGATCACATATATTGGGATATGTGTGGGAGAGATTTTTAAGATTGTAGGTTCCCACTATATAAAAAAATTCGCCCAGAAATAATCATGGAAAAGAACGATTTCAAAGATTACGATAGTATCTTAGAGAACTTCGACGCTTTTTGTGACGAGTTTGAGAGTCGAGCGGCAGACGGTTTTATGAGAGGAGATCAAAACGATGGACAAGTCAACAGAGCAGCAGCAGAGTCTGGAGCAAGCACTCCTGAAGTTGTCAGAGAGGTTGCAGAGCCTGGACCAGCGGATCACCCAGCTGGAGCGCCCTACATTGATGTACAGGCGTCCGAGCTCGAGTGAGTACGAGACGTTATCTGATACACTAGACTATCTTCATAATAATGTTGAGGGCATCAAGGAAGACCTTATAAAAGTAGCAAGAGCAGTATAAGATGGCAATGCCCTATATCAACCTATTAGCGCCTTCTATGGGCGGTATAGGACCCATAGAGTTATCGGATCTCTCGAAGCTAGATAAGCTTAAGGAGGGAACTGGCGTAGATTTTTATGCTGGTCGATTTTATCCGAAGGACTCTAAGGCAATTATTGAGGGTTTAAGTTTAGGGTTAATTTCCCAGACTCCTCCATGGTTAACCTGGGAGGAGATACAGGACACACAGATATGGATGGTTCCCGCTTTCCCGAACGAGAGAATCTTAAGCATGGATGTCAGTATTGACAGAATTGATTTATGGCCTCGGGACGAGGAAGACCCTGCGGAGATTCCTGAGTTTAATGAGGATACGAATAGGCATCAGCGTGCTAAGGAGTCTTGGAGACATGATGGTGCTGGATATTCTGTTGATCCCAGTATCATTGTTACACAGAATGTGGTGCCGCCGATTTTGTTCAATGGGTTTGTGGGTATTAGTGAAATAAGCGGACGTGTCTCCGAGTATGGATTCTATGACTCTGAGTTACATATAGTCAACGCTAGAGACTATGGTCAACAGCATAAGGCAGAGTACCGCAACGCCGAGAAGTATGAGCTCAAACGTTTACGTGAGGATGGTATATGGACGCGGCGCACCGATGAGTTACCAAAAGACGAGAATGGTGCTTTAGTATTCATTGATGATGGTCCACAAGGATATCCTAGTCATTTAAAATGGGATCAAGCGGAACGTGATTATTCAAAGATGGTGCATAGTGATTACACCAAAGCAGGTAAGTATGGTAACGATTCATGGGATTATCATACCAGATGGGTTGGGGAGGGTACTGAATATGGACCTGAGGCAGGGTTGATTGCGATGCGACCTAGTAAACTTGATACTATTGTTCTTACAGTCAAGGTATCATGTATTACAGCAGTTATACCTGATTTCATCATACCACCTGATACATGGACTGGTATTTTAGATTATGGATCAACAGCATTGGAAACTTTTGCTTCAAATCAATTATTGAATCAGTTTTGGTATTTTTATTGGCCTGTAAGGTTCAATGGAGATCTTACTGGTGTACGTATGGAGAACCTTCTTGCTAGGGCAGGAATAAATAGGGTACAGAACGAAGATTACAGACCACCAGATCTATGAAACCATTTGGATTGGCAGGTCAAGGATGGTATGGAACACACGATATTCATACTCTGTTGACGTTTAATACTCCTGGGGTAGCATATTCCAAGGATGTTAAGATCAACGGTAGATTCGCCCACAGGATCGGTGATATATCAGAACCACATATTCTACCCATCCCACCCTTTCCAGCGCACCCAGAGACGATTATAGGCGTTCCTGGGACTGTATACATCAACGGTATGCCTGCTGCTCCTGTAGGGGCATCTGTTACTGGTAGTGGTGCTCACATATATCTTCCGAGCTACACCGTGTTTTTTGGCGAAAACGTGGTATAATAAACAAGTCAATTGATAAGGCACTATGGCACGAAGCAAAGTTGGTCTCAGTGGTCAGCAGATGATTGAGTCTACTCCCAAGAACACTCGACAGGGTATGGGAAAGAACACAAAGTATGCTGCTACTAGCAGGAACAAGGCAAAGAAAAAGTATCGCGGTCAAGGTCGATGAATTTAATCTGCAATCTTCCTGCTGAGAAAGTCTGGGTACGTAAAGAATACTTACGAGATCATCAAGATGGTCACGGGGAGTTTGTGGAGGGCGTCTGGGTGTGTGCTAAGAGCATACCTGGACGCGCTTTTTATTTTGAAACATACTTGCCTGAGTATGGGGCAATGTATGACAAACTTCCTATTAGTGCCTTTGTTCGATCCCCCGAAACCCCAGTCATAGACATGGATTTGGGCAATCTACAATTCTGGAATTGCATGGATTATGGTGTCATGGCAATCAACAAAGGTTTCATTGCTCAGATGGAAGTAGAGATCTTTACTCGTGACCATGGGTTGCAAAAAGGTAAGTATCTGTTTACACTGGATAACTACCATGCTAATATTGATGTGATAGATAATAATGTGAGTGAGACTCCAAACGAGCATAAGTCACATAATTGCATCGCATTAGAGAATGGACAGTATGCATTGTATCCTAACAATAGGATGCGCTTGTATGACCTCTCCTTGACCCCACAGGAACCAACATTCCCCGATTTCAAAGTATCTACCATAGAATACGAAGTCGAGGGTGGAACCGACTGGGGACGCCTTGGAGACACCGATGATTATTTCTGGCAAACACCAAAGGAGAAAAACAATGGGCAACCACCACAAAGTTGATAAAGGACAAAGCTTTATCGATGAGGGTATGACACTTATTACTGAAACTGATAGCGACAGATACCTAGACGCCGCGGCCAAGCGTCGTCGTGCTAAGGAGAAAGAAGAACTATACCCAATGCCAGAAGATCGCCTTGAGCGTCCTTGTGGAGGGGCAGGTGGATTTGATGACTTCGTAGAGCGTTGGAGCGACTGAATAAATAATAACAGCTAATTATCTCTCCAATGGCTGAGTTTCAGACGTTCAAAGATTTGAGCGTCACTTTTAAAAAACATCCTGTCACTGACGACCTTGTTGTCGTTAAGGATAAGGCAGCCATCGTTCAGTCAATCCGCAACCTTCTTCTGACTCAAAGAGGAGAAAGACCGTTTCAACCTGATCTTGGTTCAAATATTTACAGGACACTGTTTGAACCACTAGATTATGTTTCTGGTGCTTTGATCAAACAGGCAATTTTTGAAACTCTTGGAAATTATGAACCAAGAATCAGTGTTGATAGTGTCTTGGTTGAACCTGATGTTGAAAATAATGGATATCAAGTAGAAATCTCGTATATTATTGTTGGAAGAGATGATCAACCAGTAAATGTTGACTTTTTCCTAGAGAGCACACGATAAATGCCATACACTCAGGTAGCAAATTTAGATTTTGCACAGATCAAGACTGCTCTAAAAGATTATCTTAGGGCAAATTCGGATTTTACCGATTATGATTTTGAAGGCTCTGCTTTAGCGAACCTTCTTGATGTATTGGCATACAATACTTACTACACGGCATTCAATGCCAACATGGTTGTCAATGAGTTGTTCATCGACTCAGCATCGCTCAGAGACAACGTTGTATCACTCGCCAAGCAGTTAGGGTATCGTCCTAAGTCAAAGACTGCCTCAACGGCATATGTGACCTTCTCAGTGTCTTATAACAACGCTACGACAGACACAGAAGTATCACTAAAAGCAGGATCTGGATTTTTAAGTTCCTGGGACAATACCCTTTATCAATTTGTTACGACTAGAGACACCAAAGCACAGGTAGTAAATGGTGTTGCTACGTTCACAAATATTCCAATTAAAGAGGGAAGCATTGTTACGAATACATATACTTTCAACGGTGCTCTCAAAAGTCAAAAATTTATTATCGATAACCCTGGTGTAGACACCTCAACAATTCAAGTAAGGGTTTATCCTTCGACAACTTCTACATCTGTCTCTTATACACATCTGACGCT